TCCACCTCGTAATGCCAGAGGGGGTAATAGAGTGTTGCTGCTCCACCTCGGACACCACCTTGGCTACAAGATTTAACAGCAGATTGAAAATGCTTCCAAAAAGGAACAACACCAGTGCTGACAGTAGCACCATTGCGTATAGGAGATCCAGCAGCCCTAATACGACCGCCACCAATACCAATCCCAGCTTTGTTTGAAACATATTCTACGATAGCCGCTGCTGTTGCACTGATTGATTTTCTAGAGTCATCAGATTCAATAAGAACACATGAAGAGAACTGGCGGTCAGGGGTCCGGACGCCAGCCATGATTGGAGTAGGAAGACTGATATCAAAAGTGCTGATTGCATCGTATAGTTCCTTTACCCACTTGAGTCGATCTTTGGTGTAGTTCTGAAAGAGAGTCATGGCAATCAACATGAAAGCCATCTGAGGAGTTTCATAGAACTGACCGGTTACGCGATTCTTGATTAGATACTTGCCTCGGAATTGTTCCATCGCAGCATATGTGAGAAGATTGTCTCGGTCATGGTCAATATACTGACCGAGTTCTAACCATTCTTCTGCTGAGTAAGCATGTTTAATCTCCGAGTCATAATAACCCCGGTTCATTACTACTTGGTAATGATAGTTCAGAGGTTCTGGGTTATATTTACCATAGACTTCCTTACGGAGGTTATAGTTGATCAGTCTACCAGCAACATACTGATAGTTAGGAGCATCCTCGGAGATGAGATCGGCAGCAGCCTTGATCAGAGTTTCCTGAATGGCAGAAGTAGTAATTCCTGTATAAAACTGCAAATGGCTATTATGCTCAAGATCAGAGATTGATACTCCACTTAGACCTTCACATGCCCAACCTACAACCTTATGGATCTTCTCGATATTCAAAGGCTCTTTATTACCATCGCGCTTAGTTACAAAAATCATTAGTTATTTACCTCAATGCTATCGCTCACAGTCTTATATATGATGGTTTTTGGAGGAGGATCAAACCAGTGGTGTAAACAATTCGCTACGATGAAAATATTTGTGATGATGGCTTGCACGATCAGAAAGGTTCTAACCCAAGCAACCTTATCGCTTTCCTTATCACAATCACTGACCCGTTCACCAAGAGCCTTACACCATCTGGACCACCATCTATTCATCTTTGTTTTCCTTACAATTAGGTATACTAAAAAGCAACAGCAGCAGAAACCACCAAGCATTATCTGTGTGCCAGAATAGAGCAGTAGAAGCAGTAAGCAATGCAATATTCTGAATAACAGCCATGGTCCAAATGATAGACTTCTCAGACATTTTTCATCCTATCTTCTTTTATCAATCTGCCAATTTCTTTTTGCAGCAGAGTGTATATGCCATTCTTCCCGGCAAGTGCATCTTGAATCCGATCTAGTTCAGCAACAGTTTCTGCTTCTACCATAAGACGATCAGTAACTTCTTTTAGAACGCCAAGAAACGTCTGTAAAAGTTCAACTGCTTCTTTGTCAGTCATATCAAATCCGATCTTAGATATACAAGTTCTCTTTCCAAACTAGAAATATCATCATGCAACTGTATAACTTCCGCCTGCAACTCTTTGATTAGTTTCAGCAGATAAGGAGCGCAAGTATGAAGAGAAACAGCACCATCAGGAATCTCTTCATGGCAGACGCTGCATGTTACTTTGATTGCTGAGATTGTTGTGCATTGATAAACCACTTCTGCTTCCATATTATTGATCTTGCTTGATCTAGTAAGAAAGACCTCATCATGATAGTTACACCCACCACAATGTCCATTTTGAACTACAGGAGATGTGACTCCACACTTTGAACATCTTTCAAGATTACCCATCTTTCAATGATTCTTCTGAAATGTATATCTTTTCGCCCAAGTAGGTTTCTATAACATAACATACATGAAATGCTAGAGACTTTCCAGTTACATTACAAACTTGATCACCATAAACTAACACACGTTGCCACTTATGCATTTTTCAATGCCTCCCATTAAGAAATTAATTGCTTCCAAGAAATTGGGAATAGTCCCTCAACAATAGAAGAAATCTGATGTGCAATATCAGCAGCTTCTTTTTGGGCATGAGTAGAATCGCTGCGCTGCTTATAGACTCGTGCCCAGAAAATAAGAGATCCTGTCCAATACCAATCAGTCATACATCCTAAAGGCAAAACCATACGGGCTTGTTCTGGTGCTGTGCCACCAGCAATGAGTTTATTATATTTAGCTAAAGAATATTGGTATGACTCGTGAATATCATTAATATATGCCTGATCAATTTCTACATCGCCGCTTCCTTGCTTTGCATTTACAGGACGAGAACGGATCTTGTCTGGCAGATAAAACTCTGGATCAAAATCAACATATCGCCTAGATACTTCGTTCCACACTCCGCCGACTTGATGTTTTACTAATTGACGAGCGATAAAGATTGGAGCCTTTACCTTCAACTGAATTGATGTGTGAGCAAATGGAGACCAATGATCGTGTGTTGCAAGATACTTGATCAGTTTACGATCACGATCATCACATTCAGTATTATCATGATCCTTTGCAAAAGAAACTCTAGCAGCATTTACTACAGTTTTATCTGATCCCATATGATCAATATAAATTACTTCAGGCTGTGTGATACTTACGAGATTTACTTCAGACATCTTATAACTCCATACTTTACATACATTTTTTCTTTATTATCAGTCATACCAAATCTCCAACTTTCTGCCAAGCACCAAACCTAAGTTTAGCCATGGGACCTCTATATGTATTGAACTTGATAATATCAGAAATATTCTTTTCTGTCAAGCCCTTTATCGCTGCTCCATTGATATCCTTGTCTGCAAATGTTTCTGGTAACATACATACATTACAATCCATGTCTATTAGTTTTTTGACATTCTTCATGACCTCACGATTTCTGGTGTCTTTATCAGGAATAAATACCGTTTTGTCTTTGTCAACAAACTTCAATGCAACAGACAAGTCGCCCTGACCAACCGCCAGACCATTCTTCACAAAGAGAGAATCCAGACATCCTTCCAACACATAGGTAGTCTTGGTCTTGTCCCATTGATCCAATCCAAAAACCTTTGTGAAGTTTCCTCTCATCATGATCGTGATATAACGAAGATCGTTGCTAGGATCAAATGAACGACCTTGATAACCAAACATGTTACCTTCTTTATCAAAAAAAGGAATCAGCAGTCTAGGTTCATCTCCGTTATCCAACCTGAACTTGTCGGGAATAATGGAGTTGGTCCATGCAAAGAACTTCGGCACATAATAGAGCCTGAAGTGTTGACTGTAAGGAATCTTCCGAGATTCTACATATGCTCTTGCAGGATGTCCAACCGGCAACTGAGATATTTTCTTGACATTCTTGAGATACTTGTTATATTCTCCATCGGATAAGTATTTGTGATGGATGACTGGTGCTTCCGCAATATTGACAGGACGAGAATCAGCAAAGGTCTCCAGATCATACTCCTTTCGGAGTTCCGGATTCAGTTCCTTTAGAATACTCTTGATACCTCGGGCGGCACCACAGTTGAAACATTTACCGAGGATGGTATCCTTGTGCTGATACAAGTGGAACCTTTTCTTATAGGCATTCTTCTTGGAGTCACCACAGATGTAGCATCTACAGGATGCTTTGAATGGATTGGAAGAGGTTACAGTATATTGAGGAAGATAGGAACTAACAAGAGACAAATACTTTAGATCAATATAATACGCCATAATCTATTCAAATCTCCACTAGATCCAATCATGCAGCGATATTCCGAGTATACACACATCCGGAAACCTGTCAAGCCATAAAATGGCGTTGGAGACTTATTGTCTGTTGATTGTCCAGCCGAAAATGGATGCCAGTTGGGTTATGATGAAGCCCAGAATGGTCGCAGCACCAATGACCAACCAACGCCACTTGTCAATGTCTGACAGTTTGGAGTCTATTCTATTCAAAGTCTCGTTTTGTTTGTCGATCTGGTCGGTAAACCTGGAATCGAGACCCTGAAGGTCTTGTTTGATTTCTTGTCTTAGTTCTTCCATACGGTCGTAAATCCTGTCTGTGCTTGTTGAACTTTCTTCACGATGTTTTGACATCGTATCTTCAAGTTTCTCAATGGATTCACGAGTTCTGGTTAGGTCTTGTTCAACCAATGATATTCTAGTTTCTTGAGAAGTGGTCATGTTATTTCCTCTTTTTAGGAAGCTTTACAAGATCATTCTCAAGGTCTATCAAATCAGGTTCAGGTGATTGTGTTGCGAATCCCGTAGGATTCTTTTCGGTTTTGGCATTGGCGGCAATGATTTCTTTCTGTGCGCGCTGAGTGTCTTCTGCCATCTCTTTGTCCATGATTTTGGACTTCTTTAGAACACTCAGAGTAAAAGGCGCTTTTAGTTTGTTGTGGCGAGGAACAACAAGCTTGTGTGTTGATTTTGGATGTTCAAATACATCGTGGTCGCCGCTGGCTCCACTTGATCTCTGTTGCCATCCTTGCTTTTTGATATGAGAAACGAGAGTGCGGCGATCCATATTGGCTCCAACCATCTCTTCGATTTCGGCTTCTTCCTTTGTCATGAAAGATTCTGGTGGAACAGGCTGTCCGCCACCTTTGGTTCCGCGCTCAAACTGCTTGAACCCAACAACTGTGCCAATCTTGCGTGGAGACTGAACTTCTTCTCTCACTTCTTTTACAGTCTTGGCTCTGGATACAAGAGGTGCTGTTGTGCCACCTTGACGGGTGTTTCTGCTAACTATCTTTCTCTGAAGTCGCTTAGAGACAGGAACAGTCTTATCTGGATTATCTCCGGCACCAGAAACGCCTTTGGTTGTTGTGGTAGGAACAGCAGAAGAACCAGTCATTCCTGCTCCCGCCATGGCACCCACAGCAGCGCCACCACCTACAACACCGTCTTCCATAAAGTCTCTAAAACTTTTCATAGTTCCTGTAGCGCCTTCTTTATGTTATCATCACCCATTATGTCATAACAGTTGATGTCTTTAGCAAAAAATCCTATATTCTTGACTTCTTTCGGTAAATAACCCAAAAACTCCAGAAATGGTTTCAAGTAACGCATGTGTTCTTCCAATCTAAAGAATAACATTCTAGTAGCAGGAGTAACACCAAATACATTGTAAATAATAATGATGTGATTCAGTATCAATCGTTCTTTTAGTTCGCCATTTTCTTCATATTTATTGAATAATCTTTTTAGGTATTTGAACCGCTTTAAATCTGACATAAACTCTTCAGTATCAAAGCAACCCGGATTGTTATAATGTTTAGCCCCGTATAGAACAAAGTTGGTTTCATCTAATTTATCAAACATTATGACAATCTTATTCTAACAATCCCGTTGCTGTCGTAATAAAGATTCTTTATATTAACACTATTACTATTGGCGACTGCATCATTAGCAAAGGGGCCGGACAAACCGACCCCTGCATTTTTATATAGATTATTAGCATATAGAGCATATGTGTTACCATCTGCTCTTTGAAGAACAAAGAGGTCTGAGTTTGCTACAGTCGATGTATTAGACGTAGATATTATATCGCTATATTTCTTCCCAGCCATCTTATATTCTCAATTATACTAGAGTTGAACCACCAGTTGGTGAAGAAGAACTATTACCCATCTTTTGAACACAGGCCAGAACTTCATAACGCTTACGACCAGCATGGCCACCCATTGTACTAATGGTAATTGAACCACCGGTTGATGCAACGAGATTGGCTGTAGTAAATGTTGCGCCAGAACCTGTGCCATTAGCAACGCCATTGGCAGCATATATTGTTATAACAACCTGATTATTTGCGGTGGTATTTGCAAATGTTCCAGTCTTGCTGAATGTAAATGTCAGAGTGCCTCCAGTTGTGTTTGTTGAAACATTGGCTGTGGCATTAATGATTGAGTTTGAAACAACAACATAGTCTGTGTTTGAATATCCTGTTGCTGTTCCTGTGTAGTTGATGTTTGCAGCATGTTTTTCACGATTGAAGCCAGCAACAACAGATGATGTGTTGGGGAAGCCAGCACCACCATAAACGACGGAAGATGATACAAGATTTCCTGTGGCATTTGTTGTTAATGTTGCAGTGCCATTTGCTGAACCATTTGAAAAAGTAATGGTATCACCATTAGCAAAACCAACACCAGCGGATACGGTTAAACCAGTAACAGGACCAGTTCCAATTGTCTCAAGAACCCATCCGGGGCTTAATCCGGGTGAACTTCCCTTAGATGATTCGATTGTCAGAATTTCATCAGTTGATACGCCATATAAACCAATAGTTAGATTGTTGATGAATGCGCCTTCAGTATTATTAGCATAAAGCTCTGCACCAGCAACTCTGGTATCTACAGTTGCAGAAAAGCCAGTTGCAGTCGAGTTTCCAGATGCAGTACCAAATGTGGTATTGGTAATTGCATACTGAAGATTGGCAGCACCTGCACTGAAAGATCCGGGAAGGAATTTGCTTACGCTCTGAATATATCCAGTTGCATTTGTGAATAGAGCATATGCGGCATTGGCATAAGTTGTGCCGGGAGTGCCGACATTAACTCGTAATACGTCATTATTTGAGTATCCAGCACCGCTTGGAAACACTACTTTTGATGCGGGTCCAACATGTTCATATGCCTGAACATAACTTGGATTCGCCAGAACACCTTTATACTTAGGTGCATTATTGGCTTGATCGACATTTCCCCATAAACTCATTATAGTTCTCCTTAAACTTTGTACTTATCTAGATAGTCCATGAAATTTAGCTTACCCATTTCAACATTCATCCAATCCTGACGTTGTTCAGGTGTAACGATTGAAATGTTTGCGGCTTCTTCATAGAGTGCGCGATTTCTGAACGATTCTGCCATAACATCAGCAATAGCAGACTCTAGGGCAGGAACACGCTTAGTAATTGCTGTTGTATTATATGCCTCACCAGTCTTACCAGCAACTACATGAGTTGTAGTTCCAGTTGGTTTTGAAGGCGCAGTTGACTTTTCTGAAGTCTTTTTGTATATTTCGCCTTCTTTGCCGGGAACGATATCTGATAGAGATGTATCAAGTTGATCTGCTTCTGTTTCTTCTTTGGCCATTCTTTCTTTTTGTGCTATTTTTTTGCCCATATTCAAAGCTCTATGAGCATACTGTCTTGCCCAATGTTTATTATCATTCATATGATAGTCGATCGCCTTGGCAGCTAATCCAGCTTTTGCCGACTTCATCGTGTCGATTGATATCTCGTCAATCTGCTCAGCACTTTCCTTCACGCCACGCAGTCTGGCAACGACTGCTTCAGCAATTCTTTTACTGCGATTACTATATTCCGACATAATTGTCTCCCAATTTTTATTATCTATTTATATTTATCAGTATTTGGCGATCAGTGGAATCGAGGAGACTTATTCATTTCCCACTCCTTTGGCTCAACTCTTTTGACTGTCCCATGAATCCACTTATTAAAGTTCTCATGACTTCCGCTCATGTGCTTCAGAGCAGCATCGCGATAATCAGGATCCGTACCAGCACCTCTATGAGAGCGAATAATGTTCAGACCCTTTTCTCTATGCGCACCAGAAATTTTGTGAGTCGAGCCATCATTGAATTGGATTTCATGAGAGCCTAGCTCGCCTTGATCTTTGTGCCTCAATAGTTGAGCTTCCAATCCAGGAGCATATTCTGTTTTACCACCAGCTGCTTGCTGGCGGAGGAAAGCTGCCGAACCTTCTTTGGGTCGACGACCACGACCTCTTTTAAGCTCAGCTTCTTCCTTCATCTCTCCTGATAGATAATCAGAAGCAGTCTGAATATAATCTGCAGCCAGAGTAATCTTCAATTGAACCCATTCAGGGAGATTTGTTTCTGGCTTGAGCATTGACTTCAGCTCACCAATATGATGCATCATCTGAGCGAGCTGATTCAGAGCCATGTCGCCTTCATAGTCATATTCATGCGAGTTTTTTGATTCGCTCAACTCTACTTCGGGTGGACGACCACGGGCCTCATCAAGAACGGATTCTTTGACTGTGCTGATGATACCATTGCCGCCCTTCTTTTTGATTGACTGAAGGAACTTCTCAGCATCTTCCTTGGAATCATAGTGAGCAACAGCAATCTTACCGCCCATGCTAGGATTCTTCATGGCATACTTGACTGTGTGACTTTCTTTCATGACATTTCCATCCTTATCTAAAGGACGACCTAGACCGTCTCTTACAGTATGTGTTATTTTTTTGGCATTCTCTGGTGAAAGTGTGATCACAACTTTCTTTTTTTCTTCGTCCAGTTCAACTTCTTCGTTTACATTATGGTAGTTTTTGTAAGCTTGCGCTCTATTCTTAGCATAAGAATGAATAGCTGAATGCTTTTCGAACTGCTCAGCATCTTTAACCAATTTCTTGTAACGCGCTTTGTGCTCTACAGGAGTTCTTTTCTTAGCTTCAGAACCCTTGTCTTCGTTATCCATCCAATGAAGATTTTTATCTTCGTCAACCTGCTCAACTTCTTCCTTGATTGGCTTCTTACCAGCAAAATAGTGTTTAAGAGGTTTTCCACCTAGCTGTGGTCTAGGCTTGTTCATATCATACGAACCATCTTTTGATTTAAAAGAAGATAGCGGATGGAATGATTGATCTGGATGCTCATAATCATGAGAAGCTATATGTATATTATCGTGGCTTACATGAACAGCAGGAATATGCGATGCTCCAGCTTCTTGATGCGCAAAAGCTCTATGATTTCCATCAACTACAATATTTTTTGAAGGATCAGCAGGATGTGGAGTTGACATTACTGGCGGAAGAGTTTTTCCAGATTTTATATTCTTAACCATTCCTCCGATATAATCCTTTTTTTCAGGACTATTAAAGAACGATCTATCTTTATGTTGTTCATTTCCTACAGCAGAAGAGGTTGGTATCTTTGTAGGTTTACTTGTTGGAACATGACTACCTACATCAGAACCTTGACCATTGGGATAAATGCTAACTGCGCTTTGAGAAAAGTTTGTTTCTTCGTTCACGGATTCTTCCATAGCCCAAGCATATTTACCAGCTTTAGCTTCTCTTTGTGTAGGATATACATCAGAGTAGTCATGTTTATCAGTCGTGCTACGAGATATCCAACCTTTAGGATGTTTGACGATTGCTCGTTTACCATCACTACTTGTATATCCAGACCCGTATTTATCCTTTATCCATTTTGTTTCTTCGCTGATTGGCTTCTTACCAGCTTTCTTCATAGCGATAGCAATCGCAGCTTGTTGAAGCTCTACTTCTTCCTTGGTGATATCCTTCATAGCCTTTTTGGCCATGTGCTTAGGATAGTTCTTGATGACGTTGCCATATTCATCTTTGTGTGTTTTTGGTGTCTTGTGGACGCCTTCTTCCGAACCAAGAACATCACCCAACTCTGATTCATTGACAGAATCTTCGTTCTGTGTGGCAGGAATAACATCCGGATGACCTGAAGCCTTCTTATAGGCCCGTTCCTTTGACTTGGGATTCTTGGAATATTTCCAGACCTTCATGGCCCTTTCTTGAGAGACTTCATCAATCTGCTCTCTGTCTTCAAGAATAGCCTGTCTGATTTTGTTGTATAGTTCGTCCATTTGTAACTCCCGGGGTTTTATCTATTTATCTCAAAAATGACTTCAACATCCATCGATGCTTCTTATGTGCATCCAGTCTGTCTTGTAGGTAGTTCTCAATGCCTTTATTCATTGGATCCTTGCCGGCTTCTTGTATAGCAGCCACAATATTCTTCATGACCACTTCGTTGTTCTTGAAAAGAATATTCAACATTTCCCTAGCGACAGGAATGGTGTCAATAGTTTGAATAGATGATAGTTCCTGGAATCTCTTATAACTACCAGGAGCATATTCGTCAAGAGTTCTGATATGTTCAGCCGTTGAATCTATGGAATCATAAACCTCTTCATACAAATCCTGAAGAAACTTGTGGTGTTGATAGAAATCCGGACCATCGACATTCCAATGGCAATAGTGTGCGATCAGATAAAAACTAAATGAATCTGCTAATACCACCTTGAGTTTGTCGCCAAGGCCGATCATGATTCTTGACCCTTATATGCATGTCTCTCAGCGGCTGATTTGAAATCCATTCCGAAATACTTCACTTTTCCGTGTTTGTCGCTTGCCTTCCAGCCAGACTGTTTGGTGCTGCCTGCTTCTGTGTGTGGACGAACATACGGAGTATTCTTGGACTCGCTCATCTTTTCGCGCCAAGTCTGTGTTGCCTGTGTCAACTTCTGGATATGACTTTGAATATTGGCTTTCTTTTTCTGAAGTCTCTTTGGCTGTTGCTTTGTTCTAAGCACCTCTGATCTTCCCATGGGAACAATATGATGGTGATAAACATGTCCAGACTTCTCTATCTCAGCAGATTCCTTGACATCTTCCGTTCTGCATCTCCAACGCTTCAGTGACATGGCTTTGCGTGTAGGACGACCCTTCTCATCCTTCATAGGACCAGGCATACCAGACATTCTTGCACAGAAGGACTTCCGACGCTTGCCTGCTTCGGAATCTGGATCAACATTCTTTCTGGTTACAGCAGTCTTGATACCAAAGTGCTTGGCACCTTTGCGTGTTAGGCCAGCACCCGATTCTGTTGAACGCTTGTAACCATGGCTGTCTTCACCACGTTCCATAATAGCCTTGACTTGTTCAATGAGAGAAGATTCGTCAATAGGATTGCCTCTTGTGTCATATTTCTTGACCTTGCCACCCTTAGCGAAGAACTCAGCTTCAGAATCTTTCGTAGAAGTCTTAGATCCAGGAAGGATCCCTGTTCTTTGATAACGCTGTTTAGCATAACGCTGAGTGTTTACACCAATTGATTTGCTGCGATAATCGTTATACATTTTAACACCAGCACCCTTGGTTTCTCCAAGCTCAATTTCTTCTTTAGGAACGCAGTTAGGGACTTCTTTCTTGCCCTTCTTCTTCATGCCCACCATTTCATAGTCTTTCCAGCAAGGAGAATCTTCCTTTACAACCTCAATATCGTCCTTGTCAAGATGTAGATTGTGACCATAGCCATGAACAGAAACAATATACTTGCCGCTGTCATCATCAAAAAAATCGATGTTACCATGACCTTCGTAACCAGGTTTCTTGATTTTGACTTTGGTGCCTCTCTGAAGTCCACCTGTCTCAGGTAGTTTCAGTTCTTGAGAATCATCATTGTCGTTCTTGTTGGTCGGAATACCAACATGCATAGCAGCATAGTCAGCAGATTCTTTGACCATACTAACCTTTATATGGTCGTGATCTTTGTTGACAAAAATGTGGCTGCCATCGTCCAGAACAATCTGATGACTTCCCTCGTGTGAGTTGTGTATTCTACCATAGATGGATTTGCCATTATAGTCAACTTTGACTCTTTGACCTGCACCAGCAGTCTCAAGGTTTGATCTTTCGTGGTGGGCTTTGGCTTCTTCCAGTCTCTTCTTCACAGTCTTTCTTAGACTGGTTTCCTTGGCGGTAACAGGAACACCCTGAACTGACATGTCACTGTTGTTTGGGCTACCACTTTCGCCTGTATCTCCGTTTGAGATATCAGCAGCAAACATGCCTTCTCTGATTTTTCCGAAAGTCTTTTTCGCCTTCACCGTTGGAACAGGAGTTCTAGTTGGAACAGGAGTTTCAGTAGGAGCAAATGCTGAAGTCTTCACAGAATCTGGATATGTTCCTGGAGCAATATCGTCAAAATCTTCCTTCATTCCAACTTGAACCAGACGCTTGTATGCTTTTCTGCGGCGAAGATTCGTCTTATCACCCTTGTCCAGATCGGTGTCGTATCCGACATCACCTGGTTCTCCGTCGATAGGAGGATCAACCAGAGGTCTAGTGCTGTGACCACCCTTTGTAGGAATAACAGAAACTGGATAGCCAGCCTCTTCATTCAATCCCATACCATGACCAAGATCGTTCCAGTATTCTTGAGCAGATTTTTCGTCCACATGAGGAGGAACAACTCGCTCACGGAATGTCTTGTAGTCATTATCAGCACGGAGCTTACGAGCCATTGATGCAGAAACACCCTCTACACCTGTAGCAGTTGGATCTCTTTCACCAGCAGATACAACATCAATCTTCTTGAAGTTGAAGTGCCCGTGAGGACCTTCCTTGCCATTATACTGATTCAGTAAACGCTGATATTCTGGAACTCTATCTGCACCAGCAACAACAATAAGATGGTTGTGTCCCATCTTGTGAATCTCTGATGCTTGACTGAGTAGGTTTGGTCTCTCAGGACTAGCTAGATTGATGTTTGAGCCAGGAAAGAACTTACGAGCATGATTTAGCTTTTGCTCTGGTGTCAAAGGATTCTTGATTGCTGTGCCAGTCTTTCTGGCTGTTGGCTTATCGTTTGTGCGAGTCAGAACAATATTGTAAGGAGCATTGTTTTGCTTGGCCACACCCTTGATCTTCTCGACCAGCTTGCCGTGACCGGTTGTTGGTCCGTTCATTCTAGCCGGAGCAAGAACATAGGGATTCAATCCTGTCTTTGGATTGATCTCTTCGTTCATATCGCGATTGATGACAACCTCATTGGGCAGCTTGCCCGTCAAGGTGACATCTTTTTTTGGTTCAAGACCTAATTTGGCTCTTATCTTGTTTGCAAACTGTCCCATGTGGCTCCCTCTTTTTCTTATTTATCTTTTTCGGGCGCGACAAAACCACTACCAGCATTCTTTGCAAAGTTGGCAGCACTAAACTCGCTTCTATTGACAGCCTTGTCAATGGTATTTTTCTCAGGATCAACAACAACACTACCTTCTGGTCCAGCAGGATTTCCAGCAATAGAATGACGATATGTGTTGTTCTGATTTGATGCATTCACCAGAACATTCTTAGCGTCTTGTAGGTGTTTATGAATCTGGAACAACTTATCAAAATGTTCCTTGTTTGCAGCAATGTCTGATAGGCGAGATTGAAGAATACCAGTCTTGCGATCAATGTTTGATTGTGACTTTAGTTTTCCGATTTCCTTGTTGCCACGATCAGAGACAAACTTCTGAAACTCTGCATGGCTGGGTGTTCCGCTTCTTCTTACCTCATGGTTCAGATACGCCATAACATCATCTGCATGTCGTTGTGACACCTGATGTGCATCAGGATGCAAAGTGGAATATGCCTGTTGAGCGGCATCCATGTGCTTCTGGAACTCAGCCTTCTGTTCATCGGTGTAATGCTTTGGATTGGGCTTCATCTCAGTTGAAATGATATGAACATCCGGATGAGTACCAAACCTGGCTAGATTTGGCATGAAACGAGGGCGATGACCAGCCAGTGTTCCAGAACCACCATCTTCGTATCCAGTATGAACAGCAACACCAATCTTGGCATGAGCGATCTTTTTACCTTCAGGAGAATCTTTACCGGTTGTGTATGTCAGTGTATTTGGAGTGAACGAGAAGTCCTTACCTTCACGATTCACATCCTTGTTGGTATACATAACATCACCCTGATAGACACCCTTTCTGGGTGTCACCTTAGGGAGGTGTTCAAGCGCAGCATTGAGTTTTTCGACCAAACCGGGAGCGTGACCATGATTGCGTTCAATGTCTTCCGGTGTGTAGTTGATCTTTGGATTTTTGTTGCCCCAGGACTTGGTGGCCACAAAGAACTTTCCGTTCTCTGGATTTCTACCAAACACAAGACTCGGTGCACCATCAAACTTTTCCCCAATCTTTACATGAGATTGGTTGCCTGCCAGATGATTGTGCATTCCATTGAGTGTGTTTACTGCATGTTGATATCCTTCATCGCCAGCCTGAAACAAACGATCTTCAATGTGGTCCAGGTGTCCCAACTTTTCAGGCGCAGCCACCGTTGTTGGTGTCATTCTGGCTGCTTCACAAATAATAGTGTTGAAAGATTTCATTCTTATTTCCTGATGATTCAAATGGCATATTTTGTATTTATGTCAGAAACAAATAAAGGGAGAGCAAAGCCCTCCCTATCATTTTCTCATGTCTATCTTTAGATTGCCACCTCTATTTCTGAACCTGCCATTACTGTCTCTTATTCCTCCTTTAGGAAGAGCAATGCGAGGTATACTAGCTTTTATAGGACCATCATTTTCTGTATCGTGTATGTGTGGTCCTTTTTTATGTGTTGTGACAAGAAATCTAGCGGTTCCTATATTATTTCTTCCAAACTTTCCGTGTCCAGTGGCAGCTTCGTATATAACATGTTTCTCTAAATCCGGATAGTCGGCGTGTAACTTTTTCATCTTTTTATTTGCTTGTTCGTTATGTCTTAGTTGTTCGGACCTGATATATTCATCAACTTTCTCTTGAGGTATCTTCATACCCGATGCAGTAGCATTTTCTAAAATGCGAGAGGGAACCATTGAATCCATGTGTGATGTTATTTCATTTATTCTATTCATAACACCCGTCTTGTGTTCATTTTTGAACTCTGGATTTTCTTGCATCAGTCTATTTGAAGCATGGTCGTATGTGGCACGAGTTTCAGCAGATTCTCCAGACATCAACTGAGAATCTCCCTTTTTGAGAGAAAGTGTCAACTTTCCTCCTTTGTCTCCATCGCCTCCTATTACAACATCCGCTTTAGATGTTTTGTTTTTGCCGCCATTCTTTTTCCATGTATCAGAAAGTTGTCCTGGTTCTGCTCCAGTCACTCTTGCTCTCGCACCATTTTTTATGGCATTAGCAAATGCAGGATGATTAGCAAGGGCGTGCATCGTATCAGCAGCATCATGCAGTTCTTTATAGTATGCTTCAGGATTTACTACGCCGCCTGTATAGCCAGCAGACGGAGCATTGTTGTGGTGCAAAGGATGTAGAGGATCATTCTTTGCTTTTTCTATCTCCTCATGTATTTTCGAGGAATCCTGATGTCCGATCAGTTGGCTTTGTCTGGGATGTCCAACGATAGAGTTCCACAGATGAGCCATAGCATGTTCATCATTATATCCAGATTTTTTTGAGGCTTCAACCAGAAGAAACTCTTCAACGAACATTTTATACCTTAGTAGTTTTGCCATGATGACTCCGACGAATGGATTGTTTTGTATTTATGAAATCCAGTCCGGAACCTCTCGTTTAGTCCAGCGATGAAGAGCAGCCTTGCCCTTGATGTAATATTCGCGATAGTTCAACACCGGATCATCAGAGATTTTGTATTCATCAGGCATAGCACAAGGCATTTTGGTCTGGTCATATTCGCGTAGATTGAATGGCGGCGATTGAATCAAGTAGCCCAACTTCTCAATGGTCTTATGTCGCTTGCTATAGCGATAGGTATATTCATCACCAAGAGCAAAGAGATGTTCAACCAGCCAAGCATAGTTAGCCACAGATTGGCGCACCCACACCGCAGATGGGTGATTCATATGCGTGGCATTATAGAGAACATCGTTGCGACCATCGTCCAGAACCCAAACCTTCTTTTTCCTGACCTTACCAGACTCAGGAATACGATAGGTAACCTCAACAGGTGCACCATCAAGGACTCTGTGAGTCGTTGACAGAAGTTGGGCGGTCTCCAGAATCATCTTGACCACATGACGATCCACCAAAGACTGTGCGGCTTTGGTGGGATCAGAATCAACCATGAAGATATTCATTTAGCTATTCCAAATAAGAACGATACATGAGATAGGTCACAGCAATGATGAGAAGATTATCAACCACACTGGAATCATAATATATGAAAAGAAGCAGGTGGCAACCAGAGATCCAGCAAAAGTTAAAATACACAACCAAGTGATTGCTGTGTATTTTATAGCATCTTTCTTAGTCATAGTCCACCACATTCACAAAATTAAACTTCTGTTCGTCGGTCCATCCAGAAAGATAATCATTATCTTCATCAAACTGAAGGAGATATTGAGCATCATCAATCTCTCGCACAGATGAAATAATCTCATCTAGATGCTTCTGAGAAAACTCGTGCAATGATCCATCATTTACAACAACTTCATCCGCCGCATGAGTAGGGTCATTTGCCTCTACGACATAACGAATGCGGAAAATAGATACGGCTTCTACTAGATATTTGGTCACTTTGGTTCCTCCTCAGGAAATGGTGGATACAGAACTACAGGATTTTCATTATATTCTTCTCTGGCAACCTCGGCATTCACCCAAGAAATCGCTTCTTTATATGTATATACAACATAATCATCTTTGTTAATTATTTTCCACACATATACTGGTTCATCGTTGTTGTCAAATCCAATATGATCTCTGTATTGCGGCCACCAATATCCATATTGGTCTTTATATACTCGGTATTTTTCAGATACTTTCATTACAATACCTTCTTATAACGATTTACAGTTCCATCAGGTTCAACAACCATCAGTTCATCTTTGTAATCAGCCATTACACGATATTCGCCGTCTGCAATGATTCGATCACGACGACGAAGTGCGCGCATTACTGCATTAGCAATACCATGAGCAGTTCGTCCTGTATTCACTGCTAGTTCGGCTGCATCAACACATTCCCGATAGATTGAATCTTCCAGAGACCAACTTAGATCGGTGTATCCTTCACGAATGCCAGCACCAACACGGCGGAGATATTCCTGTCCACCATCCACCGCAATATTACCGCAACTGCATTCCACAAAATCGTGGCGAGTCTTGGAAAAGATGTGGTCCTCGCATTTGTTGCATAGGACGGCATTTTCAACAATCATCACGCAATACTCCATTCATAATCATCAATGGTCATAACAGACTCCAGACCATCATATTCATCAATACGATACTTGGTGCCAGAAGGAACATCTGTGATAAAGAGTTTAGCATAAGAACCATTCGCCTTATCACCAAGTTGCTCAACAACTTGGACCAATGCAGGGTCTGTGCGATCAATACAACGATCAGAGAAATAAAGTGCCTTGGTCTTAGCAAAACGATCAGGTCCGATAGGATTTTTTATTTCTTCATCATCGATTGCATCATATTCTTCTTTCGGACACAGATACTGTCCATCATAAAGAGTGATACCCTTGATTTCAGCATAGACGATCCAGGAAATATGTCAATCCTTTTTTTCAGAACCTTCAGATGAAATAGGATTTTCCTCGTGACCAGGATAGGTC